GATCCCATCGACTAGGACCATCCGGGCGGCCCGGGTTGCGCGTCCAGTTGGGTCACAGCGAGTGACCCTGACGCGGGTTGCGAATGCTGATGGGGTCATGGGCGCATGATCCTTATACGGAGTTTGCCGCTGGCGTCGTATCCCAACACCTCAACCTCCGGGTTCGACCCTCGTTCGCCGAGGTTGCCGCCGCAGGTGCATCCGTTGCCACCGCACAAGGTATTGCGGGCGCGCCGAATCTGAGAATGGCTAAGCTCCTGACCGTATTCGGCGCGGAGCGACACGGTCGTGCCGTGGAAACTGTTTCTCAAAATGATATTCATGGTCTGCTCCTCTTGATCCCGGCACCGCGCCGGGTATGTGCAAATAATCTCATAGTGACGCCGCGGCGTCAACGACAATGCGTGACCGGGCGGTCACACATAAACAGCCCGAGCTTGCCCTTTATTGGACTTGTTCCCGCTGCGGGGCTTCCCATGATCGGGACGTGAATGCCGCGAAGAATATCCGCGACGAAGGGTTGCGGCTTTTGGCGGTTGGAACGACCGCTACTGCCAGTCGAGGGACGATCAGTCGGAGAAAGAAGCTTGCTTCTCGATCCGCACGGCCCGATGAAGCTGGAAGCCCCTCCCTTTAGGGAGGGGAGTGTTCACGACTCCGCATCGGATCAAACTGATAACAGTGCGAAAACCCGCAAGCCATGGCAGTTCCAGCCGGGCAAGGGGGACATCGCATGAGCGACGAGCTGGTCTATGCCCGCGCCGACACCATCGCCCAGGCGTTGGCGATCCACGACTCCCGCCGCAAGCGCCCGCCCGGCTATGAGCGCGACGCCGAGGAGATGCGCGGCGAGATTCTGAGGTTTTTGGCCGAGGCCCGCGCAGCTGAGCGCAACGGCAAGTGCATGGTCAAGTCCAGCATCAAGGTATTGCAGGCCAAGGAGCGCACGGAGGAGTTGCACAAGATGCGCATCGATAAGTACGGCCCTTGATCTAGGGCATGGCTCCGCATAGCATGGTGCACTGTCGGCAGACATCCTGACGACCAATAACCGAACTTTTGGAGACGTCAACATGAAACAAGACATTGCCAGCGGCTCCGCTGGACTGAAGCGAATCTTCGGCGGCCTGGACGGCATGACAAAGCCCGGCGAGAATCAGGCCCCGCGATCCAGCCGGACGAATGGCGCGAAGTCCGGTGGCGGAATGTCCGGAAAGATGGGCGCGAAGTCTCGCCGCATCAGCGCCAAGGAGATGGCCGGCGAGGAAATGCAGGAAGCATACTGAAGCCGGATAGCGAACACCCGCCCTTCGGGGCGGGAGCATCCTCTATGTGTTCAGGATGTTCTGCTTGAAGCTTCACCTAGAAGACCAGGGCTGGCGACTCAACAACCTGTACACGATCACGACCAAGGAAGGCGTGAGGCTGCCGTTCAGCATGAACTGGGCGCAGAAGGAATTGTGGGACGGCCTTGCGCTGAACAACATCGTGCTGAAGGCCCGCCAGCTTGGCATCAGCACGTTTGTCCAGCTTTTGCAGCTGGATACCTGCCTGTTCAATCCGAATACGTCATGCGCCGTTATCGCCCACAATCGCGAGGCGGCGGAAGACCTGTTCCACCGCAACATCAAGTCGGTATACGATGAATTGCCGGATGCCATCAAGTCCAGCATACCGTCCACCAGCGACACCGTGAGGCAATTGCGGTTCGGCAACGGATCGTCGATCACCGTGGCAACCAGTGTGCGATCTGGCACCCATCAGATATTGCACGTGTCCGAGTTCGGGAAAATCTGTGCGTCATATCCGGAAAGGGCGCGCGAGGTCGTGACCGGATCGTTCGAGACAGTTCCGGTTGGAGCCGGCATCAAGATCGTCGAATCTACCGCAGAGGGACGAGAAGGCTACTTCTACGAATACTGCCAGAACGCCAGAGCACTGCTCGATGCCGGCAAGCCTCCTGGAGAGCACGGCTTCAAGTTCTTCTTCTTCCCGTGGTGGCGGCATCCGGAGTATCGGTCAAACGATACGTCGATCGTGATCACCGCCGAGCGCACGAAGTACTTCGATGAACTGGAGACCATCATCGGAGAACCGCTGCCGCTGTCGCGTCGCCTGTGGTATACCGGAAAGGCCATGATCCTCGGCGATGACATTTACCGAGAACATCCCAGCACCCCGGATGAAGCGTTCTACGTACAACTACGCGGAGCGTACTATGCCAATGAGATGCGCGACGCCAGGAAGGAAGGCCGCATCACCAAGGTTCCCTATCAGCCCGGAGCGCTGGTGCATACGTGGTGGGATATCGGCATGAACGACAGCACCGCCATTTGGTTCGTCCAGCGGATCGGCCGAGAACTGCACGCCATCGACTACTACGAGGCCAGCGGAGAAGGGCTTGCGCACTATGCTAAAGTGTTGCAAGATCGCAAATATTTGTACGGAGCGCATATTGGCCCACATGATCTCACAGTCCGAGAACTGGGCGCCGGCAATGGCGAGGGGATCACTCGCATAGAAACCGCTCGCCAACTCGGCATTGAGTTCATCGTTGCCCCTGGGCCGGGCAAGGTGTCACGCGCTGACGGCATTCAGGCGGTTCGCAACCTGCTTCCGATCACCTGGTTCGACGAGGAGAAGTGCGATCAGGGCATCAAATGCCTTGAGTCCTACCAGCGCGAGTGGAACGAGTCGCTTGGCGCTTACAGGGATTCCCCGCTGCGAAACTTTGCGACCCACGGTGCCGATGCCTTTCGATATGGTGCAGTCGGCGACGCCAAGAGCGTCCCCGTGCGGGCGAAACCCGTGACTCCGGTATCAGCAAAGGGGTGGACTTAATGCGCTACATTGACTTTGGTCCCATCGCAGACATCGTATGCCGCGTCGTCGGCCCCGCCGCCAAACCTCATGACGACATCCGACCGCGCATGGATAACGTCGAGGCCAGGGTTGGTAAAGGCGACAAGACGGGCCGCGTCCAGTTCCGCTTCATGCACACCGATGACTTCCTGGTCGAGTTCGAGGTGGACGCGGCCGAATTCGTGCGCGACCCGAATGCCTATCTTGGCGGAATCATCCGCGACCTGTCGCTGGTTGTCGAAAACGCGCGCCGACAGCGACAGTCGAAGACAAAAATCTACCTAAACTAATTCCAGAGGCGCGATGGCCGGCCTGATTATTGTCAAAAGCAACGCTGACCTGAACCGAGAGGAGCAGGAACGGCAAGCCAGGCGGCCATCAGGCCGAGAGGCGTTCGAGTCCCGTCTTGCCGCCCACATTCGCAAGACGTGGGAGCGCAATCGCCGCGCAAAAGAGGGCGTCCACCAGCGCATGCTTAAGTGTATGCGGCAGCGAAACGGCACCTACGATCCCGGCACGCTCAAGGAAATCCGCGCGCAAGGCGGGTCAGAAATTTACATGATGCTGACGGCAACCAAGTGCCGGGCGGCGAAGGCGTGGATATCGGATATCGTTGTGCCATCTGGTGATCGGGCGTGGGCCATCGACCCTACGCCTATCGTCGACCTTCCGCCTGAAATCGTCGCGCAGGTCGATGCCGCAGCAACGGCCAGATACCGCGAGCAGATGGCGCAAGGCCAGACCGACATCACCCAGCAGGCATGGGCACAGATGATCGCAGACGCCCGAGAGGCGGCGCGTCAGGACATAGAGCGGCGCGCGCAGGCGGCCATGGAGCGCATGTCCGATCGTATCGAAGACCAGCTCGCGGAAGGCGGGTGGTCGCACGCCATGGACCAGTTCGTCGATGATCTGGTGACCTTCCCGGCTGCCGTCATCAAGGGCCCGGTGATCCGCAACAGGCCGGCGCTCAGGTGGGGGCCGGACTTCCAGCCGATCCCCGGAAGCGAGCTGCGCGTCGAATTCGAGCGCGTCAGTCCCTACGATGTCTATCCGTCTCCGCACGCATCAAGCCCGCAGGACGGCGACTTCATCGAGCGCGTACGCCTCACTCGGCGCAGCCTGTATCAGGCCATCGGGATACCCGGGTACAGCGAACAGAACATCCGCGCCGTTCTCGACGAATACGGACGCGGCGGCCTTCACGAATGGCTGTGGCGCGACTACGAGCGTCAGGTTCTGGAAGGCCGCGATTCAACCATGGATCGCCACGACGCCGACACCATGGACGGACTGCATTACTGGGGGACGGCGCAGGGCGTCATGCTGCTCGAATGGGGAATCCCGCCAGAAATGGTGCCGGACGTGCTGGCCGAATACGAGGTCGAGGCCATCCTGATCGGTCGTCACGTCATCCGAGTCCGGCTGAACGATGACCCGTTGATGCGGAGGCCCTACTACAAGGCATGCTTCCACCCGCTGCCTGGCGCGTTCTTCGGTCTCGCCATGCCGGAATTGATGGCCGATATCCAGCAGACCTGTAACTCCACGGCAAGGGCGCTGGTCAACAACATGGCGCTGGCTAGTGGGCCGCAGGCCGAAGTGTATGTGAACCGCCTCGCGGACGGCCAGAACATCACGGGAATGTACCCGTGGAAGATATGGCAGATGAAGGATGATCTGGGCGGTTCCAACAATCGCGCCATCAGCTTCTTCCAGCCGTCATCCAACGCCGCCGAGCTGCTGGCGGTGTACGAAAGCTTCGAGCGACGCGCGGACGACGTGACGCAAATACCGCGTTACGCCTACGGGAACGAGCGCGTCGGCGGTGCCGGCCAAACCATGGGTGGCCTGCAACTACTGCTGCAATCCGTCGCCAAGGGCGTCAAGGAGATCGTCGCGCAGATCGACAGCGAAATCGTTGTCAAGGCAATAGAGCAACTATATACTTTCAATATGTTGTATGACGATGATCAGTCCATCAAGGGAGACGCCAAGGTCAGGGCGCGCGGCGCAACGGCATTGATCGCCAAGGATCAACAGCTGCAAATGCGCCAGCAGTTCCTTGCGCAGACCGCGAATCCGGTAGACCTGAGCATTGTCGGCAGGGAAGGCCGCGCCACCGTGCTTCGCGAGATCGCCAAGTCGCTGGACCTTTCGGAAGAAATCGTGCCGGACGCCGCCACACTGCGCGAGCGCGACCAGAATCAGCCTCCGCCTCCGGATGCCGCACAGCAGGAAATCGAAAAGGCGAAGCTGGAGTTGAGCGCCAGGGAGCAGGAAGCGAAGCGGCAGCATGAAATCGCAATGCAGGACGACGAGCAGGCGCACGACCGCGACATGGCGATCCTGAAGGCGAACCTTGGGGTGCAGCAGAGTGGCACCCGTTGACCAGCGCCTGCTGGGCGCATTGCTCGGCCTACGGATCGACACTCGGTTCGCTACCGTCGTCGAATGGCTCCAGAAAAAGCCTTGCCGACAATGATCACAACATGCGCCGCATGACAGGCGACGCATTGACTCGCGCCCAGGGCGAATCCCTGTGCATCGAACACATGCTTGAGGTGATCGGCAATGCCGACAAATTGCTCAAGCGATGATGAATTCCGCCTTGCGGCGGTACCGGCCCGAAATGGCCACCATCCCCGGCTCCCGGCTGTGTCCCCAGCAATGGATCGACCTGTCCGGATCGGTTAGGAGAAATCATGGCAATCCCGAAAGCAGTGAAGAAACAGGCAGAAGAAGCACGACGTCTTACCGGCGATCCGGCACTGGTGGAAAACACCGGAGTCGCCGCCAGCACTCGAACCCGATCCGGTCGCACAGACCATCGACGCTCAAGACCAGCAGGCCGACCAGCCTACTACGGCTCCGGCTCCGGCAGAAGTCCAGTCAGAAAACTGGGAGCTTCGGTTCCGCAACTACAAGGCGGGCACGACGAAACCATCCATCAGCTTCGGCAGGAAAACGCAGCCCTGAAAGGGGAAGTCGCAGACCTGAAGGCGAAGCTGGAACAGCAGACGGCTTCCGTCGGAGTTCTGACTGACGAAGAGCGCGAGGACTGGGGTGACATCGAACACATCATCGAACGTGTTGCCCGGCAAATGGTAGAGCGCGAGCTCGCCCCGACACGCGAGAAGATCGAGGTCATCGCAGAACGCTCGGCAGAAACCGATCGCGAGCGGTTCGAGGAAGGTTTGACGCGGCGCGTGCCGAATTGGCGCACCATCAACGAAGACCCGAAGTTCATCGCATGGCTTCAGGAGGCCGACGAGTTCAGCGGCCAGCTTCGCACGACGCTGATTCACCAAGCAGCAGCCAGTCGAGACATCGACCGTGTGGCGGCATTCTTCACGGCTTTCGCGGGAGCCAGCAAAGCACCAACGGCACGACGTGATCCCAGGGAGCGAGAGCTCCCCAATACCGTTCGCGGCGATACCCCGGTCTCCGTGAAGCGCACCTACTCGAACGATGAGATCAGGAAGCTTTACGACCAGAAACGGCGAGGCGCATACCGCGGACGCGATGAGGAATGGCGTGCCATAGAGGCCGATATTTCGGCGGCTGTCAGCGAGGGTCGCATCCGGTGACCCGCTGGCGCAGGGTCTAGCGACCCACAACCAACGAGGTTCTTACAATGGCAGGTCCAGTACGCGCGCCGGGTTATCCCGACGTATCATCAACGTCTTCGAGCGGCTTCATTCCGGCCATCTGGTCCGGTCGGCTGGTCGAAAAGTTCTATGACGCCACCGTGTTCGGTGCCATCGCAAGCACTGATTATGAAGGCGAAATCAGCGCGATGGGCGACAAGGTGGAAATTCGCACCATCCCCAGCATGATCATCCGCGACTACGTGATCGGCGGCGGTCTTACCTACGACAGCCCGACCTCGTCCAAGGTAGAGTTGAACATCGATCGCGGCAAGTATTTCGCGTTCGGCATCAACGATGTCGATGCCTACCAGTCCGATCTGGCGCTGCTGGATCAGTGGTCGGAAGACGGCGGCGAGCAGATGAAGATCGCCATCGACACCGAGTTGCTGAACGAGGTCTACGTCGGTGTGTCTCCCGATAACTCCGGGGCCACGGCTGGCCGGAAGTCGCACAGCGTTGACCTGGGTGCGGCAGGCGCTCCGCTTCAGCTAACCGCGACCAACGTCATCGACTTCATCGTCGGCATGGGTCAGGTGCTGGACGAGCAAAGCGTTCCAGAAACCGGGCGCTGGCTGGTCATCCCGGCGTGGATGTCCGCGCTCATCAAGAGCTCCGATCTCAAAGACGCCAGCATCACTGGCGACAGCACCAGCATCATGCGGAACGGGCGTACCGGCATGATCGATCGGTTCACGGTCTACATGAGCAACAACCTGCCGATGGTTGTGGACGGCGCAGTAAGGCCGACCCACATCATCGCTGGACACAGCGCCGGCCTGACGTTCGCCTCGCAGATGACGCAGATGGAAGAGATTCCGAACCAGAACGACTTCGGCAAGCTGGTTCGCGGTCTCAACGTCTACGGCTTCAAGGTGATCGAAGGCAAGTACCTTGCTCATGGGTACGTCTACAAGTGATCGAACGGCGGCCCGGAGACCCCTGGCCGCCATCTTTTTGAGGACATCGACATGGCAACGCAAAATCTGACGGCAGGCGAGACGCGCAACATTCACGCCGGAGCCGTCAAGGCATTCGTGGTCGAGCAAACCATCGACTTCTCCAAGACTCCGGCTGGAAGCGGCGACGTGATCCAGGCGCTCAACGTACAGCCGGGGTGGCTTGTCAACACCGTGCTGGTGGAGGTCGTGACCCCGGAAGGCGCTGCGGCAACCGCGCAAGTTGGCGATGGCGCTCTCGCGACGGGCTTCATCCCTTCCGCCAACCTCAACAGCGCCGGCCTGTACAAGTCGAATCTGACGCTTACCGAGGCCGCGCCCAACACCGTGACCGGCTACACTGCCGGCAAGCTGTACACGGCTGCGGACACCATCGATCTGGTGGTCAGCGCAGCCTTGGACGCCGCGAAGGTCGTGGTGCGCGCAGTGGTGTTCGATCTCGGCTAACCGCTTGCGGCGTCAGCGATGGCGCCGCCTTTTTTCAGGAGTTCATCGTGTCAGAAACCAAGTATGTCGAGCAGATCAGCACTGGCCGCATTTATGTCAGCACGCCATTCCTGGAGAAGCATCCCGACTTTCGCCCGACCAGACTTAACGCGCCGGCCGAACCAAAAACCATCCCGGAAACCGAGCCGAAGGCTTCTCGGGAGACTGAGCAAATGCTTGCGGCTGTATCGCAAGCTGCGCGGGGAGTCGCGCAGGGTGAGGCCGAGACAGTGGGGGCTGCCGAAGCGGTAACGGAAGAACCTGCTGCCGAGACAGCGGTGGCCGACAAGAGCCTTCGCGCAGCCATCGAATCTGCCACAACGAAAGAGGAAATCGAGGTCATCATGCTGCGGAACTTCGACCGCGATATCGACCGCCGCAAGTCGCTGCAAACGTTGCGCGAAGAAGCGATGGCCTTGCTGTAATGGGCACCATCCTCGCGCAGGAAATCGTCAACAACGCCGCCACGACGTTGCTTGATGACACCAACGTGCGCTGGCCAGAGACCGAGCTGTTGTCATACCTGAACGACGGCCAGCGTGAGCTGGTTGCCATCAAGCCGGACGCCAATGCCGTGACGGAAGCGCTTGCCCTGGTTCCTGGAACCAGACAGTCTATCGACGGCGTGCAGTTCATCAAGGCCGTGCGCAACGTCGGCGGACCCGCCATCACGCCGGCCAGCATGGAAACCATGGACCGCCTGCGCCCGACGTGGCACACCGATCCAGCCAGCACAGAGGTCAAGCATTACCTGTTCGATCCGCGCGATCCGCGCACCTTTTATGTGACGCCGCCGCAACCAGACCCTCCCGGCGCTATCGATGTCGTCTATGCGGCCACGCCTCCCGATGTTGTCATCGGTGCCGCCATCTCCATCGACGACATCTATGCGACGGCGCTGTACTACTACATCCTGGCGCGCGCGCACTCCAAGGAGACGCCCGGAGCGGACGCCGGCAAAGCCTCCGGCTACTACAACCTGTTCCTGAGCGTGCTCGGCCAGAAGGCGGGCGGCGAGAATCGCCTGTTCGAGCGCGCGCCGCGCGGCCAGAAAACGGCTCAGGTGGAGTAACCAGTGGACGTCACAACGCTTTCCGCAGATGTCATGGTAGAGGCACCCAACTGCCCGACATTCCTGGCGGAGTCAAAGCTGCGCGAAGCCGCCGTCGAATTCTTCCGCAGGACGCGCCAGTGGCGCGCTGACCTGGATGCCGTCATCACCATTGCCGGCGCGACAAGTTACGACCTGACGCCTCCCAAGGGCTCCAGCATTGTGTCGCTGCTGCGCTGTGCCGTTGACGGGCGGGCGACCGATCTGGTGGAAGAAAACGTGCTGGATGCCAGATGGAAGAACTGGCGGCAGGTACGTGGCTCTACCGTGCAGACTGTCGTGGCGCTCTCCACGCGCAGGATCGGCATATATCCGCTGGTCACCACTGGCGGCCAGATCATTGTCGTGACGGCAGCATTGATCCCAAGCGGCGCTGAAGTCCCGGATGACATCGGTGATCGCTATCGCGACGCCTTCGTCTACGGAGCGCTGTATCGGCTGCTGAACATGCGCGTGCAGCCGTGGTATGACCCCGGTGAAGCCGAGAAGAAGCGCCGGTTCTTCGAGCGCGAGATCAGCGACGCACGCAATGAAATCGGGTTCACCGACAACGATGTTGCCGTGCAGATGCGGAGGATATGGTAGTGGTCGATACCGTCAATCTCGCCATTTACCGATGGGGCACCTTCCGGCAGCGCCTGAACGTCATCGACGAGAACGTGTTGCCGGTCAACCTGACGGCGTATGGCGCAAAGATGCAGTTCCGCACCGCATACGGCGACGCCACGGCACTGTTCACGGCGACCGATGCCGACCACCTGACGCCCGGCAATGGCTACCTGGACATCGAGATACCGGGCCCGATCATCGGCCCGTGGCAGTTCTCTGCTGGCGTCTACGACGTGTTTGTGACGGAGCCCGGAACCGACTATCCAGTAGCTCTGGTCAAGGGTGTCTTCATGATCACGCCATCCGTTACCACCTTCCCCTGAGGCAAACCATGTCCAGTGATACCTGCGGGCCAACCGTAACCATCCGAACCCGGGTTGAGAAATTCAGCGGCGACAAGCAGCCCGGGCAAACACCGGAAGATGTCGTCGAGACCGAAGAAACCATGCCGTTGTCAGCGTTCATTGCGATGCTGGAAGCCGGCAGCCAGCAACCAACCGGAGATTGACCCATGCCAATGACCAACGCCTATCGTGACTTCATCGCGCAGGCCACCATCGGAGAAGCCGTGACGGCATTCAACAACGCCAACGCGCGCATCGGAGCAGGAGACGGAAGCACGGCCTTTGCGGCTGCGCAGACCGATCTACAGGGGACCAACAAGTTCCGGCGCGTGATGGAAGCCGGCTATCCACAGCGAGCCACCAACGTGCTGACGTTTCGCAGCCTGTTCGCCACCACGGAGGCCAACTTCGCCTGGAACGAATGGGGCATCTTCAATGAGGCAGCTGGCGGAACAATGATGATGCGCAAGGCCGAGAGCCTCGGCACCAAGACCAGCGCGCAGTCCTGGCAGATGACGGCGACCATCACCATCAACGCAGGCTAAGCCATGTTCGAGCAGCTTGACGACGAATACCGCGACGACTACATCGCGCAGGCCCTGTATGCGCGCGAGATGGAGTGGTTCCACTACGAGGTGGACCGCCGAAACTTCACGCACATGCTGATGTCCAGCACGCTACCCGACAAGGTGGCGCAGGACCTGCATCAGCGGCTTGCAGACATCTCCACACAGCAGGACATGGTGATCCGCGTGATGGCGGCACTGCGCGCGCAGATCACCAATCCGGAGGCCCACGCGGCGGCGGTCGAGCGCACCCGGCTGAAGCGGATCAGCGCGGAATAATTCGTGGCGCAGTTTGTTGCGGTCGCGCATTCCACAAGCCCCTGCGTTTCCGTCTATCCATGGTCAGGCGCTGGGTTGGCGCGAAATTCAGCGATCCAGCTACGTTGCCGGCTGGAACCGGGAACAGTGTAGCCTTCTCGCCAGCTGGAGATGCCATCGCTGTAGCGCATAGCACAAGCCCGTTCATCTCTGCCTATCCATGGTCTGGTTCAGGGTTTGGCACGAAGTTCA